GCCTGTGCAGAGCGAGATGACTCAGGGTATCGACCAAGATACCTTACCACGGTTGTATCCGCGGGAAATCGTGCGGGGAAAACGATGGCGATGGCGATCCTCTGCCTTCATCACGCCTTGTACAAAATGGGCATTCAACAGCCAAAACCTGACGATCCCTCAGATGCCCGAAGATGGTCAAACATCCCGTACGAATGGTACCACGTAGGAATCCAGCAAGAAACTGCTGAACTCGTTCACCGAGAGATTGCATCAATCCTCTCTGGTAATCACCCAGCCCAAAAGGGAAAAGGGTGTGCACTTACGAAAGAACTCGGAAACATTGCCACACTGGACAAGAAGTACCGAGGAGAATACCTCTGGATTAAGTTCCACCCAGTAGTTGGTGGGGCGAGCATTCACTTCCGAACAACACAGGAGAAAGCGAAGGCGCTTCTCGGGAAGGACATGAATGGGATCTCGTTCGACGAGGCGGCATTCGAGCCCCACTTGGTGGAGATCTACCAAGAGGTCCTCAACCTCCGACGCCTCTCCACGGGTGGTCCGCTCCACTTCATCGGAACGCCGACGGAAGGCATCGGCGACTACTCCGACCTCTGGGAAATGGGAAATCCCGAAAACCCAGGACGGGATTCACAGTTTATCTCCTTTCGGCTTTCAACCCGCGAAAATGTTGGATACGGACTTACCAAAGAAAACTTCGAAGCGATCGTCCGCCAGCAAGCCGAATACCTCGTCGCACAAAACGTCGACGGGTACTTCATCGAAGCGCGAGACGCATACCTCTCAGCGCAATCAATCGACGGATGTTTTGATCCTGACATTGATACAGAATGTCCACCACAAAGGGGACATCGCTATGTCCAGGGATGTGACCCAGGTATTTCTTCTGACTCAACATGGTCGGTCGTACTCGATTACTCAGATCGAAAAAGAATTAGAGGAGTACGAGCAAGACGACGAATTGGAAAGCAAACTATTCCGTCCGTGGTGAACATGGTTCGGGAAAACGCACTGCTGTATCAGCAGGACGGCGCTTTCTGCACAACGATCGTTGACGAGACTGGTATGGGCGGGCGGCTCTTCCGACAGGAGTTTAACGTCATTAAGCCACTCAGGGGATACGATTTCGGCGGGACTAAGTCCAAGAAGTTGGTGCTCCTTGCAACGTTGAAGTCCATGCTCGACAAGAAGGAATTGATTTTCCCTCGAGGACAGCCATGGGACGACCTACGCAGACAGTTGCTGTCGTACAAACTAAACGATAAGAAACTCGAAACAGACGCAGTCATGGCTCTTGCGCTTGCCGTATGGTACGCGTCAAGGAATCCAGATCAACCAGTCAAGGACCCAGTATTTTCCTATTATGGAGGAAGTGATTAATGGCTAAAGTTAGAGGCGTTCCTCGCGCATTCCAGGGGACTAGGGCGATTCCTGGTCAGTACACGACTGACCCAGATATCGCTACCCCAGCGCAGATTAAGTCAATCGAAAAGGCTGTCAATAAGGCTCGACGACTCTCAACTGGAGAGATCATTCGAGAACCGCTTGGCGGCGGGAACCCCCTTGTTACCCAAGCCACACCAGCCACGGTTACGGCTGGATCAACTTCTCGATCTGTACCAAAGGCGAAGGACGGCATCCGAGCAACGGGTCCCGCGGTTGCTACTTCCCCTGTTGCGCTAAACGCAAGTGCTGGTGGAATCGGGGTGCCGATTAACAAGAGGTTTGCTAAACTTGAAGTAGGTAAACTAACCGAGACTCAGTCAGCATCCATCAAGATGCTTAAGACGAGCCTTGAGGTTCAAGACGTAAACCCAGACACCAACTTCGAGTTCAACCTATTCGGCGAAGTGCTAATGCGCAAGCAGACTTCGGAGCCAGAGCAGAACCGATTGCGTGCACTGTTCCGTCGATTCGACAATCTCTACCATCCGAATGTAATCACCCTCGGCGGTGCTGACCACTGGGCTGATGACGCCACTGCACGCACCGCTGGTCGAGCCCACGTATCGGTCAACGTACACGCGGCGTATGTCAACATCCCCGCATCGTTGCAGGCGGTCATGCCTGTTATCAACTACATTCCTGCGGGCGAAGACAAAGACTCCCGCCTCATGGCAGCAAACGCCGAACGCCTCTTCTTCCGATGGGCAGAAGAGAACCAGTTTGACGTGCTCCTTGAGGATGCCTGTTTCATCAAGTCGCTTTACGGATACACCGCAGGTAAGGTCTATTGGGACGCAGAGAACAGACTCCCTAGGCTCCGAATTGTCGAGATGCCAGAAAACCTATACCTTGGTTTTGGAATGTCCGACTTTAGCCGACTGGACTGGGCGCTCTATACCTATGGTATGAGCCCACAGGCAGTCGAAGAGGATTACGGGATTAAGGTCGTCACTACCCAGCAGGGTGGTAAGTGGTACAACTACACCGCCTCAACGCACGATGACCCGATTGCCAACGTCTACCAGAATCAGTTCGAGCGCAACCCGCTCCGACGTGAGACTCCGTACGAGATGCAGCAGGTCGAAGTCTACGACTATTGGTACAAGGTCCCAGGAGCCCCAGGAAAGGCTCCTACGGTCTACAATGCCATCTTCGTCGGCAACACACTCGTTAAGAACAGCCGACACACCGAATACCGTGGAGAGATCCCGTACGTCCTTCTTTCTAACGCAAAGGTTCCTGGCAGCCCATACGGTAAGCCAGAACTTTACGACGTGGAGCAGTTGCTCCGTGAAAAGGACGAGCGAATTACCAACCAAGCGCAAATGATCCACTCGGTCATTGGCGGACAGATGTTCCAGTTGGTTGGACCAGAGGCACCAGACGAGATCCCAGCCAACGCAATCCCAAAGCCAGGGAAGATGGCGGCGCCTGGACCAGGCAACGAGATCCGATCGATCTCGCCATTCATTCCTCAGTTCCAGATTGAAGACTATAACCGACGAGTCGACAGAGAGATCGCGGTGGTTACGGGGCTTAATGACCTCCTCCTCGGGCTCGCACCTTCGGGTGTGCTCGGGTCATCCCGTGCCATCGCGTCTCTCGTCGCCAACTACGAGGCACGCATTGCCCCGAAGCGAAAGTTGCTCTACTCCTGGATTAAGCAGGTTTGGAAGATGTGCGCACAGATGTGGGAGACAAAGCAGCCAGAGGTTGGTCTCGTCTTCAACGGAAACTACCGTATTGAAATTACCCCGCCAGAACTCACGCCACGAGACACGCTCGAACTGGCACAGACAGCAATCAACCTTGTCCAGAACCGCATCTGGAGCGCAGAACGTGCAATGGATCGCGTGGGAGTGGAAGACCCAGAGGGCGAGATGATTGTGATCCGCGAGGAGCAGACCGACGCAACCCTCAACCCATCGTCCGTCATGGCGATGGCAAACCTGATGCAGATGTTCCAGCAGATGGGCATCCAGCAGCAACAGGCGGCTTCCGAGCAGTTTGCCCAACAGCAGGCAAGCGTGGCGAACACCGCCCGCACGCTTCAGGCACCAGCGGCTGGTACGCAATCGCTTAACCAGCCAGAAAATCAGGCACAGCCTCCAGCAGAGGCTACCCCAGAAAACGCGCTTGCAGAAAACGCAGCGCCCGAAGGTGAGGTACCCGCATAATGGCACGACGTGGAAAATTCGGACGAGGAACAACTGGGTCGTCTAATCTCAGTTCGTTTATCAGCGGTCTAGTAGAGCAAAGCATCTCAATGAACGAGCGTGCTCTATTCAACGCATTCCAGGACCAGACGATTTATGGAGGATCTGTTCCGACTGGTGCTGATATTGAGGCGTATGTTGGTTCCAGGCTTCAAGGTCTTGACCCGAACTCCGCTGACTATGCTTACTACGTAAACCTTCGAGACACCGCACTTCGACAAGACCGAGCAAAGGGAATCCAGGGTCTTACCGATACTTTTAACGCCACGATGGGCGATAACTTTGATGATCTATACGACGAAATTTCCTCACTGCTTTCTAGCGGTGATCTCAGTGACGCCGAACGACAGGAGTTTGAGGCTCTTAGGATCTCAAAGACTGCGGATTATGTTGACTTCGTAAACAAGCAGTATGGCAACGGTTCGGTATCCTATGAGGAGTTGCTAGAGAAAACGGACAAGGCAATTGGTCTCCTTGACGGATCAATCCTTGATGACGCACTTGTTGCAAGGGCTGATGCAATTATCAAAAGGGAAAACGCATCGGTTGGTACTGGTCAGATTACCGTCGATGAGTATAAGTCTCGGGCTCAGGCTGCATTTAGGGGAATCGACCCAAAGTCGCCAACCGCGTTCGACCTTAATAGCGCGTTGTTTACAAATATTTGGAACGCCGAAGTGGATAAGCAGGTCCAAAAGGTAAACGCCGCACAAGAAAAGGGAACTGGGAAGCGAATCAATCGTACCCAGAAATATATTGATTGGGCTCAGTCACAACTTGATGGACTTGCCGAGGCTGGGGTAAATGGCGGTGATCTCTACAATACAATTACGGCAAGCATTATTTCATACAAGAATACTTTGTCTCAGTTGAAGGTCAAGGCTGGGAACGAACTGTATGCAGCACGAGAAGATAAGATGAATCAATCACGTGCAGTGCTCGATCAGTTCGCTGCTCAGGCTGCTGTATACGTATCTGGGGCGGCTGGGGATAGCCTAGCAAACCTAACTGACGGAATTACTTTTGAGCAGTTGCGTCAGATTGACCCACTTGCTATGTTTAGATATTTTGATATTAACCCTTCTGCCCAGGCTGAGTTTGACTCTGCCTTGGAGGAGTACCGACAGGATACAAAATCTCTTGTTGCTACGGCAAAGTCAATCGGTGCAGACCCATCCGATGCAATGTCAAGGAGAAATGAGGCTCGCACTATTGCCGAGTACTCTGGTCAGGATACCGCCCTTGAAGACTACGAAGACGCTTACGACACCAAGGCTGGTCTAATCGGTTTGGCTCAAGGAGACGATTCAGTTATCGAGAGAATTAATCAGGATTGGCTAAGGTTCCTTAAGGGTCAAACAAGCAGTTCGTTTGGAAAAGGAATTGCAAAAACCGATGTATTTTCTGGTATAATTAGCAACGAAATTGCACTATTTGAATACGGAAATGCTGGCGGTGAAGTTGGAAATCTTGGCGCTACGCTACTAGATTTTATTCTACCAGACACAGAGGATGAAAACGGAAATCTGGTAACGCCAACTGCTGCAGAAGCAAAAAACGTTGCACTAACGGCTGTTAACTCCAAAAACCTAAAGGACGGCAAGGCTGTAGTTTACATTGGTGCAAATGGCGTGGGTGAAACAATTTCACTACGACAGGCAAGCCAAGGAGACGGAGAGTTTGCGTTTATCGAAAAAAATTCCAATGGAGTTATGCGTACGGTTATCCGTCAAGGAATTCCAGTTGTTGGAACTGACCGAGGAACACAAATTCAGGGCGCTACCTGGGGATTCTATTACCCCGACAACAAGACGTGGGTAGAGGCTTCTACTGGAAAAACATTTACAAACCCTCCTATCCAAATGAGGAACGGCGGGGCACCAGAATACGATGCCAACGGGAATCCAGTTCGCGTAACGTTTGATCTTCTCCCAAGTGCCCATGACGGGGTAAAGTACAATGCAAAAGACTCCAACGGAAATCCAGTTTCAGTTGCTCAATCTGCCGTCTACAAGGCTAACAAGCCAACAGAGGTAAGCACTGGTGCGGCAATTCTCGGAGCGACGTCATGGCGAGACCAGGGTCGGGTTGCAGTAATCCCCCAAAATACGTTGAAGGCAGCCACATTCTCGTTTAGCGAAGACAAAAGGGCTGAAATCGAAGACCAGGTTGCAATCTACAATGAGCGAATTGGTCGATTTGATGTTGGGTACGGCGAAAGCAGGCTTACAAAAGAAACAACAGGGTCAGTTGGAATGGACTCCGTAAGCATGTTTGATAAGTTCCTTGGTGATGGCTCCATGCAAAATGGAAAACCAGCAACCGCTTCAATCATCGTTCAGGGAGCAAAGCCTGGTACGTGGGTATACAAGCGCGTTGCGTTTAAGGACGCTTACGAAGAGGTTCGACCTGGAGTATTTGAGCGAAAAGACACTGCGACTGGAATTGGCGATCCAAAGACTGGCGCCTACGCTCCAGAGAGCAAGCAATTCTTCCCAAAAACAATTAATGTTTCTACTCAAATTGATTCCCCGAAAATTAAGCCTTACGTCGCCGCTGGTGCCGTAACCGCGCCGAAGTCTGCAACTCCTTCGATTGGCGATGGAGCACAGAATTACTTCTTCAGAAACTCTGCGGTTTCGTCCTTTGCTAACAAAGATATTACGGAATCCAGGATTGGGATGGTTCAGCCAATCAAGACGGCGATTAGCCAAGTATCCTCTCAGGCAATGATTGATTTTAGGGCTGGAGAAAGAGCCGCTCTTACTGATTTGGTTTCGCCAATCTCGGCAGTTTCTTCACCGCAAATAAATATTGGATCTCCGTTGCTAAAGTCAGTATCTGGAGATAGCACAAAGGAGCGTATCGGCGTTGTATCTGGTCTACCAACAGCATCTGTCCCTCGTTTGCCGTCGGCTCCAACTGGAGGTAGGCGATAATGCCGTCGATTATTGACCCAAACCGCGGCGGTCGAAGAACTTCTCTTTCGGTAACAATTCCGAAAGTTGCAATCGGTTCTGGTACAAGGCGAGGAACCGCAGAGTCACCAGGAAAGGTTGACGTATCATTTGCTGACAAGCCAGAGCAGATCACTTCTGCTGTCGGATCTCTCGCAAATGCTGCGACTGGTCTTGCTGGTGGTCTTGTTCGTGCAGTTCCATTTGTCGGGAATGGTATCGCAGACTTTATTGGCAGTACAACGGATGCCGTGTCAAAGATTGGAATCCCTGGAGGACCAACGGTAGGAGACGTTGCTAACATTCCTGTCAAAGGTCTTGAGGGCGCAGGAAACATTGCGCTCACTGCACTCGGTCTTCCTGGGAACATCATTGAGCGAGGAATGGCTGAGTTTAAGGTTCGATACCGACAGCCTGGAACCGACGCGTTTATGGAACTTCCAAATGATGTTCAGCAACTCATCAAGCAAGGCAAGCACGGAGACGCAGCGGCAAAACTCCAGGAAAGCGGCAAGACGTATGGCGATGGATTTAGTGCGCTTGCGCTATCTCTTGTCCTCGATCCTCTTAACTTCATTCCTGCCACCTGGATCACAAAGCCGTTCTCTGTTGCATCCAAGGGAATTAAGGCTGCGGCAAAGGTGGCAACGACAGCAGAAGAGGCAATCGTAAAGATTACAAACAACCGTGCCCAAAAAATAATTCGATCCTCGTTCGACATGGATGTTTGGGATGACCTATCTTCGACCGCTGGCGGTGTGACAAAGACCGTTAATGGCAAAAAAGTTAACCTTGCAGAAGAGTCAATTGTAAACGTAAACTCTGTTCTTGCAGGGACCGAAAAGTCTGCTGCTCAGAATGGGTTTATCGCAGACTCAATGATGAACGCTGAACAGAGTGCAGAGGATGTACTCAATACCGTAATTACCGCAGTCGATCCTCGACTTGCCGACGAAGGAGAAAAGGTTGTTTCGCTAAAGCGAGCAAAAGAAATCTGGGACGAACTTGCCCCAGGAAATGAAAGCACATTTGACCAATTCGCTGAAAGGGCTCGCAACGGAATTACCCCAGAAGAAGCACTTGATATTAGAAACGACCTCCAGAGGATAATCCAGGAGCGCGTCGCAAGGGCAGAAATTAAGGACCGAGGCGCTGCTGCGGCATTGAACGCAAGAAGTTCTCATTTTGTTGACGACATTGACGCTGACATGGCTAGAATTCTTCGAGAAGGGGCGATGGAACTCGACCCTCTAATCAATGACGTTTCCAAGGCTGAGGATCAGGTTCGGGAATGGATTAAGTATGGGCTCGGGATTTCCGACGAGGCTGCCAATCCAATTGTCAGGAAGGTAATGTCTCGTGTTGCCCCAGGGGAAAATAATCGAAAAATTGCAATTAGTGCCCTTGAGTGGTCAAGGCAGCAGGCGTTCGGTAGACTCCGAAGGGAAATTGGTGACATCCGATCTGCTGGTGTAAGCAAGAGCGTTCTTAGCGTTGAGCAGATCGAACTTATAAATCGCCTAACGATTGCTAGTACGCGATCGTTGACGCCACAGGCAATTTCCGACATCAAGAAGATAATTTCTAAGGCAAAGCCAGGGGAAATTCAGGATACCCTAAAAACAATCGTAGGAAAGTACGACGAGTTGTTTGCAAGATTTGGTTATACTCCAACATCAAAACTAGACCCAAAAAAGATCATTGCATTCGTAGAAGATCGGGCGGTAACCGTTAGGGTAATTGGTAAAGACGACCTTGCAAAACTTCCTAGATCGGTACAGGACTTGCAGAGACGAGCAGCAAAGATTGGGTATTCGCTTGCCCTTGCCCCAGAAGATGGCGTAAAGGTTGTCGACGAGGTCGTCGAAACGATGAGCGGAAAAGAATACGTAACGAAGGCTGTTGCCCCATTTGCTGATCTTGCCGACGACGCCTTTAAGCCAGGAGTTGCTCTTAGGTCATCCGACGGTCTTAAGGATAATCGCAATGCTTTTCAGAAAATTGTAGAGAACGCCTTTGGCAACCGAAGGTCAAACACCATTCGCCAGTTGGCATACGAGCGATTCCTGCTTAATGGTGTAAACCTAAAACTTTCCAAGTACGAATCTAGGGACCTATGGGTTGCCGTGCACAGGGCTGCAACGGAATCAAACATGTCCGTAAAGGGATACGCTGGTGTCTCTTACATTACAAATGACATTGAAAAAATTGCAAAAGAAACGCTCGGATCAGAAGCATACTCTAGGCTCATTTCCAGCATGGGAACCAGCAGGAGACCTGCCCTTCGTATGCTTTTGCGATCATACAACGGGGACTTGTCCCAAGTCGGTATTATCCCAAGGCTCACTGGTGGCTTTAAGACTAAGGCTCCATTTATCCTAATTGTTACAGATTTCTTGTATCCGTTGTTCAGGTTCTCGGCTCTTAACCCGTTCTTCAGGTTCGTTCAGGAAAACATCGAGCCAAAGTTTTTCCAGTACCTTCGCGGTATTTACGGGGACACTAGGGACGAGATCCTTCAGCAAAATAAATCAACTATCATTTCCCGCGCATTCGCTGGGAAAAGATCGGTTATCAGGGAGTTTGGCGACATGCAGCAGTCCATTGCTCGGGCAACGCTGCACACAACAACCGAGGTTGCCAGTAGAAATAGGGACTTCATGGACGTCCTTGACAAGTTGCAAGATACAAGGTACCTTGGTAAAATTGGTGACGTAGCCGCAACTAAGAGGGCATCTTTCGAAAAGATTGCTTCTCGAGAGGCTTCTGAGCAATTTATCAAGGATCTTCAGATTAGGTCGCCAAAAACCGTAGAGAATCTCTCTAAGTTTTATGGGACGGACGACCCGTATGAGATTGCCTACAACCTTGCCATCGATTACTCTATTAGGAATAATCCGATTGCGGCGTCAAAGTACGTTGACGACCTTGCTGCAAAGCACGTAGCGCAGAGAATGGCAAACGCCACTGATGGCGAAATCCAGACCTACTACGAAGCGGTCGATGCATTTAAATACGCATTTGACCAGGGTTCAAAGGTTGCAAATCGGTCGATCTACTACGCCCAGGAAATTCCATACCTCGTACGATCGTTTAACCACCCATTCCTAGGGGTGTACCCTCTGTCGTACATGACGACTAAGATCATCCCAGAGTTCTCTCGTGCAATGTTTACGAGAATTCCATTTGTTCCCGCAAAGACTCCGTTGATTGGCGGGGAGAGGATCGGCGCTGGATTTAATGCGTACCGAGAAATCTCCGAGGCTGTGCAACAGGAGTTGGAGTATGGAGATGGAGGTCTGGTGGAGGATATCAATTCCCAGTCG